TGGCCACGGTGGCACTGGGTATCGGTATGGTTGTCAGGATGTACTAATGGATAAGCATTGCCAAAATACTTGCAGATTGTATAAAGCAAAAGCTGATAATCTTGTAATGAATGCTGATGATATGGAAAAGACATTAATAGATTTTTATACTACTGATTTAAAAGGTATAAATCTTGGTGAACCATATGGACAGCATTTTCCTATTTATCCTGGTGAAGTGGTGATTGTACTAGCTCCACCGAAAGCAATGAAAACAATGTTGTTGCAGAATTGGATTAATTATTTCAAAAAACCTACATATTTCATGGAGATGGAGATGTCTCCAAGGCAAATGTGGTCTAGGTTTGTACAGATAGAAAAAGGTTGGACTGAAGAAGAATTACGAGAACACTACAAAGCAATGCGTAACGGTGTATCAGATGGTTTTAGTTGGCTGACTATAGATTATTCAGCTTGTTACCCATTTGAAATACAGAAAAGAATTGCTATGTTGCCTCATAAGCCAGAAATTGTTGTTGTAGATCATATGGGTCTACTTAGATCTAAAAAACAGGATAATAACATGAAGGTAGAAGAAGCTTCTCAAGCTCTTATGGAGCTTGCTGTTCAGCATAATCTTATAGTATTTGCTGTAAGTGAAATAACTAAATCTGCTTATGCAGAGGGCATGAATCTTGCATCATCAAAAGGTTCATTTCGTATTGCATATAATGCAAATAAAATAATCAGTATCAATCCAAGCAAAGGTACAGATGGCCTTATTTCTCAACTTCATATTAAATCTGAAGCAAACAGAGAAAAAGAACATTTAGATGTCAGAGTATGGGTTGATGGAGTACGGATCAAAAGTGAAGAAAAAGGAGCGTATGAAAAGATCAATTCTTGACATTACTAGTGATTTAGCGTTAGTTCGACATGATATTCAACTAACAAGTGAAGAAGACGTCATGCAACGAGTAGACGAGCTTTATGTGGAACTACATCGCAAAGAAGATGGTATTTATTGGTTCTATCGCAATGTAGAAGGACAAATCAGTATATTTAAGGAGCAAATTGATAAGCTTACTAAATACGTTAAAACATTGAAAAATGCTCAAGAGCGTATTAAAGGGCTTGTTATTGGTGCTCACCAGACAATAGGTGAATTGCCTGAACATACTGCATTTAATCCACTAAAAGTAAGTACATCTTCTGGTGCAGTTGATGTCATAGAAGAAGGTTTAATTCCAGAAGAATACTATGTAGAAGTCATAACAACTAAGCTGGACAAGAAACGCATTTTGGAAGAACTCAAAGAAGGAGCTTCTATTCCTGGAGTGAGACTTGTGCAAAAGGAGTATGTTAGAGGATTGAAATAGTATGCTGGGTAAATACAAGATCATACGATTGAAAGGATTTAAAGTGCCTAAAGAAGAAAAGTATTGGGTATTTACTAAAAAATATCGTAATATGTCAGACCACCATAGGCAGAAGAAAGCTGCTTTAAAAGCTAGTAATAATGGTAAGGCATGGTGGGTATATGAATGGATGATGGCTTATCCTAATTGTATTTTAAAGAAATCAAGAAAATCGTATGAAAATTCCTGAGTATACTGCAGCTTCTAAGAAGTATGATCAGAATATAACTGCAGAGGTGATATACTAGTGGGGAGAGGTCGGTCCATGGAAACCAAGAAACAAAGTGGCTCTCCCCATGCACAGGATTTAAGGTGCGCAAAATGCACAAACAAAGCAGTAGTTTATGATAATACAACACCGTATTGTCCAAAATGTTACTTAAAACAATGGAGAAATAATCATGGAAACAAAGACCAAAAAACCAGTAAAAAAGGTTACCGTTAAAACCACACCTGATTTAGAGCTTGTACATAAAACTATTTCTAATTTAACAGATGTAGTTTCTGCATTACAAACTGATGTGAAGAGAATTAAGATAAGAATGGGGATATAAATAAAATGTTCCTGAAAATTAATGACACTTATGCTATAGAATCAGATGCTCTTGGTTGGGCAGTATCAAAATGGACCGAAGAACCCAAGAGAGGTGAGTATTGGAAACAAATTGCCTGGTATCAAACATTAGAAAATGCTACTAATGGACTCCTTCAGCGTGAAATAAGGTGCTTGGAGGTAGATACCTTCAATGAAGCAATAAAAGGCGTTCAGGGGCTTGCCAGGGAGCTTACGGAAGCTTTAAGTCCTAAGTTGGAAATAAAGCAATTAAAGGAGAAAAAATGAGTAAAGTTGGAGAACATTACAGAGAAAAAGATGAAATGTTGGATCCAGAAGAAATAATAGGTCCAAATGAAGGCTTAAGGCCTGAAGATGATCCTATATCAAACTGCTGCGGAATGCTATTTACTTACCCTGGATGGCCAGATAGTGATACTTGTTCTGAATGTGGTGAGCATGCTGATCTGTATGATGAAATGGATGAATAGAAATCAAAAACTCTTATCAAAAATCCAGAATAGATGTAAAATTAACACTGTTAATTGCATTATGGATTGTGGATAAGATAATAATGTTAATATTACTTTGGATAATGAAATAATGCATATCATTTATGAAGGCAAAGCTAAGGTAGATGAATTTTTTCCCTGCCAAATGTGTGGGAAAATAAGTAAGTTTAAATACTTAAAGTATATTCATCCTGCAGTACAGTATTTGTTTAAAGAAGAAGAAAAACTACCACTTAAAATATGTAAAATATGTGCTAAACGTGAAATTGGCTCAAAAAACAAAAAAGGATGGGAAGAACTACATGGCGAGAAATAAAACTACAGGAAAACAGCTTACATACCATCAAATGGAGAATGTATTACGTGAGATGGCTGAAGTAGTACAACAGCTAATGGATCGTGTGAATAACCTGGAATATGGCATCTTTAGCTATATTGAGTTCAGGAAGACTGGAAAAAAGTTCAACAAATGGATGGATAAACGGCATGAAGAAGCCCAAGCAAAAGAGGAAGTTAAAAATGCAGTACGCAAAAATGAAACAACTGTCGGAAAGGATCTGGAAGGAACTACAACAAGCCAGGGACGCAGGGCAGAAGGAATACGCACACCATGATAATAACGTATTTGCTAACTTTGAAAGAGTAGCAGAACGCTTAAATATAAGTCCTGAAAAAGTTTTAATGGTATACCTGTTAAAACATATTGACGGAATCACAGCATACATTGAAGGTCATAAATCCCAAAGAGAAGATGTACGTGGTAGAATCACAGATACTATAGTCTACTTAGTACTCTTATGGGGAATGATAGAGGAGAAAAATGGCGAAGTACACTAAAGTAGGTCATGGATGGGCTTCAAAGCATCCTAAATATGATCCAAACAAGAAATATCCTATGTTTACTGGAGATATTACAGTAGACAAAAAGAAATTACAGATAGCTCTATGGAGAAAAACAGAATATGGAAAAGAATCTTTCACTATCCAAATTACAAAAGAGGAAAATACATCCTCTGGTTAAATACAATCGCGAAACAGGAGATACTGAAGTGAGTACATACGAAACATTTGAATTAGAAGATACCATTACTGATGTTAAGCCACATAAGTTTATTCTTTCTTATACTGTCCATATAGGACTCCAGGAAGATAATGATTGGTTAGGATTCACTAATGCAGGTGACGCATATACAAAAAGAAAAGAACTTGATAATGCGGAAAATGTAAGTAATATTAACTTATCAGCTATAATGGGTAGAACAGATGGGTAGTAAATCAAAAAATAAAGGAAGTAGATTTGAAAGAGACATTGTCAATAAAGTTAAAGATAACGGGGTACCTGCTAAGCGTGCTTGGGGTTCTAACGGTCGCAGCCTTGGCTGGCACGAGGAAGTTGATGTATTGGTCGGCAAAAGTTACCGAATACAGGCTAAATGCCGCAAGAGCATTGCTTCCTTCCTCCAACCAACAGAGCATGTAGATGCTGTAGTTTGTAAGCAAGATAGAGGAGAGACTCTTATTATTCTTCGCTTTGAGGACTGGTTAAAAAATATTGCGATTAAC